AACTTTTCCTATAGCCTTCGCGAGGAGAACAGGAACAGCATTACCTATTTGCCGATATTGACTCCCAGCACCACCGCAAAATCTGAACGAATCTGGAAATGACTGTATCCTCGCATACTCGCGTGGCGTAAGAACTCTATGTAGCGTGGGATGAATCAGATTCGGACTAGTAGTTACGGTATTAGATGGCTTATTCTTATGAATTCTAATCCTCGTGAAACCTTCACTGCCGCTTTCTGAAAGTAATCTACCACCCGGTTTAACCTGACTTATTCGATGCTTAACTTCCTCCGAATGTTCGGTAATTAAATGTCCCAATTCTACATCTGTAGACTTTCGACTCAGATCGCTTATAGCTTCCCACGCAGTGACTCTCTTGCTACTGCTCTGGGGATAAATCACTGGAAGACCTATCCTATTTCCTATAAAGAAGATACGTCGTCTCGATTGAGGAACGCCATACTCCTCAGCCTTCAGTATCTCATATTCCACATAGTAGCCGAGTTTCTTGAGACCGCGCATTATCAGCTTCGCATAAACGCCATCATCGCGCGTTAGAATAGCGGGAACGTTCTCGATCAGGATAAAATCAGGTTTTAGAATACCAACGCCTCTAAGAAAGTACTTATAAAGTCGATTGAGCGAACTATGTCTCTCTTTTCCTTCAGCGTGAGCTTCGGTAAAATGACCTCTAATTGAGTACCCCTGACACGGAAGCCCCGCCGAGAGTATACTTAGTCGCCTACCTTTCAGTGCTCTTCGCAACTTCCTGAAATCCAATTTCTGTAAGTCGGCCTTCCACGCGACAGCACCCTTAAAGTTCCTCTCTACGGTGGACATAGAGTCGTCATCGAGATCGGATAGGATAGCAGACGAGAAACCAGCTTTCTCAAGACCAAGTGATAAGCCACCGGCCCCCGAACACAGGTCAATCGAGATAAAGTCTCCGAGCGCCGATGCGCTCTTACTGACTTCGTCGTAAAAGGCCGACTTATCGAAGTCATCTCCATCCTCGGATTGATCTTTACATTCATCAACCCATTCTATTTCAAGTTCTTTGGATAAGGATTTTATTATAGACTCTGTTTCTATCTCGTCAAAACTCTTGTACATTATTTCCTTATTTTCAATCTCCTTCGCCACTAACACATTTTCTTTTTCAGCTTTCTTCAATATCTCCTGAAACGAATCCGATCTGGCATCAACTTTCCTCATAACGCGCAGTGCCCACAAAGTTAAATCTTCCTCACCCTTGTCCTTATCTATAATGTGGTTCGCCTGCTCGAATTCTACTTCTAAAACTTCGCCCTGTTTCGCGAACAGAGAAGTGTTGAAAGTCCGGCCTGAGACAAGATAAGTTTTACCATTAATTATTTTTCGCTTTTTGTCCGGAATTTCCTCTCCGCTTATCCTGAATCCGAAGTCGTAATAGTAGACGGCCTTTGTACCTGAGACCAAATTTCGCTTGACCACAAGCGCGTTGCAAACGGCGGATACGTGGAACTTGACCTGTTGGCCCCTGCGCCCGTGAAGGACATAAGTTCCTTTGGCAGGTTTAGCAACTACTCCTTCACTCCCCGGAAATTGCGTTAATTCAATCGTAGTTTCTCTTAATTCTTTTTCGTTTTTGCAAATAATAATCGGACTGCGATTTAGCCGAATATCAAGATCGGGTGCATCGTTAGTTTCCTGCCCGAAGTCAATCTCCTGCAAAACTTTATAACGAATCTCATACGGTTCTTTATGAATGTCGCCGGACGGCAATTCTTTTTCTTCTGAACCCTCCAATCCTCCGACGTAGACTACATCGTAGAAATTAAACACGATACTCGAATCGTCCGGTTCGGAAATTGAATTTGTATATCCGACAACCGCTTCTCTCGGAAGATGATGCTCGCCTTCCCACAATTCGACTTCCGCCAGCAGGCAGAGTTTATCCGCATTGAGTTTTCTGATCGCTTCTACAGTTTGCGGGTATCTGTCTGTATTCTCGTTTCCATCTTCTGAGTATATTTCGACGCGCTTTCCCGATTTCCATATTATCGAATTTAAACCATCATATTTCTTTTGGTTTATAATTGGATAATCTTCCTCGCTGAATAAAGCCAGAAAATTCTCCAGCGATTGACGCTGCTCCGGCTGCGCTCCCTTCGTCGGTTTCATGGTGATGAAGAATCTGAACATTTCTATTTCGTCTTCGTTCTTAGAGCGTTCGGCTTCGCGTTTCAATTCCGGTGGCGCGGCCCGCTGCTTCTGCGCATCTTTTAACTTCATCTTATGAACGGGGACAAGCGCGAGTTCATATAAAGGAATATGAGATGTAAACGGCCCGTGGAAATAATCCTGAAGGATGTGAACGCGCTTCGGTGTAGATGACATTGACCTTAACGGCCCGGATATTTTCCCGCGAAATTCATCTTCAAAAATTCCACGAATAAGAACATCCACATCACCTTTAGTAGCGCGTCGATTTACGATTCCACCAATGAGAAAAATAAAAGGTGTACGCAATACGATAGTTTTAGCTTCATCGAGTACCTGTTGTTTAGTTACTGACTCTCCTTTAATTAATACGGATTCCGACGTTTTTAATACGTCGTTTACTTGGCTTCCAATTTCGCCTAATTCTTTTGACAGATAATTAGTGTCTGAATTTAACGACATTGCAACTACTTGGTGTTCCGCGTTTATGCGCCGTGCTACGAGAGCATAGAACGGCTCGTATGCTTCTTTATCAAGTTCCTCACTGTGATAATGATACTGTAATTTTTCCGCGATTGACGAAGCGCGTCCTAAACGAAATTCAAGAGGTACTTTGAACGAACCATCAAAATTTCCGTTTACGTGAATGTCTACGGCACTCGCACTTTCTCCAGAGAGAATATTTCCGCCGAGGCGCAGGAATGACGGGTCAATAATAAAATCTTCATTAAAATCTGAAATTACGTTTTCAAGTTTTAGTTCTCTGCCGATTTCTATGCCGGAACTATGAACAGGGGCAAGATCGTCTTCGTCAACGGCCTTTGCCTTATTGGAGTAATCCTCATCATATTCGCCTACGAGTAAACTCTTTAATACACTTTCTTCCACAGCCGATTTTATTTTTCCTGCTAAACCTTCCCACCAATCTTCCCAACCCGGCTGGCCGTACCATGTCTTACCCGCTACTGCTATTCGGGGATGTCCTTCGGTTCCCACATCATATTTTGCATAAATATTTTTCTTTCTGCTTAACGCTTCTGTCAATTTTTCGCTATCATTTTTATCGCGCGACAGCAGACGAATGACCACATAGGAAACTCGATCCTCACCATGCCCCTCACAAGAGGCTCTTATTTCCAGTTCTTCAATTTTTTCAATATTTTCAAGCCACTCGAATTTTAAGTGCTCGTCAATCATGATGCCGTTTTTCCATTCTTTCTCCGGAGTATCTATTCTACCCCGTAGCGGCGGGTCAGGTTCTTTTCCATAAACAGCTATGTAAGCGAGCGTCGGACTGTTGTAGCTTGTTCTCTGCCGCCCTACCGCGCCACTACCTGCGCCGCCACCTTGATTACCGCCCTGTTGTTTTTCCTGTCCCCACGGCGGATTCGGACCGCCCGGCAATCCCTGATTATTGAGTTCCGTTTCTATTACGTCCCAGAGCGCAATCAATATTCCTTTCGGAATCTCCGTATGCTGATGGACGTTTTCAATAAAATCTTCCGTACGTATAAGATCATTCGGTTCGGCTGCACCGATTATACCCATCACATCTTTTTCAAGCCACTCGCGCACTACTTTGATTGTCTCGGATGTTTGATCGAGTTCGAGCGACATGCTCGGAAACAGGAATCGCGAGAGCATCTCGTGGACGATCCAGGCGTGGGTCTTCCTGACGAGTTCCTCCGTCCAGTTTTCGTACTTCACGCCGCGCTTGAGGTTCGCCCAGTAAACATGCATCCACCTGTGGTCATCGAGCAGGACGCTGTCGTCGAGTTTGGTGACGGCCTCTCGGTTCTCATACGGCTTCGATATTTTCTGCATGATTTTCGGCTCCTCGTTAATTAATGCAATCCCGCAGTAATTAAGGTTTAATTAGCAAATGATTTGCGAATTGAATCAGAAAAAATTTTCTTCATTTTTTCAGAAACTGAGAAAGCAAATGATGCGGCGATTGTCGAAATAACCGTGGTGGTCCTACAATTCCCAGACCACGTACATTTACCATTTCTGCGAACATATAGAATATGATTTTCCGGCAATTCAACGCAGTATACTTTATCTGCATAATTTTCCACGGTAAACAAATCCCTCTTTTTAAAAATTTTATTTTTACTATTTAATTCAGAAACAAGAATAATATCATAGTTAGATGCATAAATTCCATTTCGATGTTCTGATATAGTTCCCTTTTTGTTTCCGAGACGAAATGAAGGTAGCTTGCCACACTTAAAAATAAGTTCCCCAATATCATCAGCCAATTTTTTACTTGAAGTCGAAGCTATCCTTGTTGGTTTGAAATTGGCTACCCAACTTCCTCCTTTTTTTGCGTTTATACTTTTGTTGTCGCGTACAGTACCGTCACCATAAAAATAAGACCTCAATAATCTTCTTAAATATTTTGGAGATAACTTTTTCAATCCTTTCGGTATATATTTTTCATGGCTGTGACCAAGCCGTTTTAAATATTTATATAGATCGTGATCTTTACCAGATACATAGACACCACCTTTCCATTTATCTACCTTAAAATGTTTACCGAATAATTTCGTAAGTATTGAAAAAATTATTTCAATACTTTCAGCGTCCTTCTCTTGTGCTATTTTAATCGCCCAGTAAGACTCATTTTTGTTCCATGATCTATCTGATATACTTCCCTCTGATAAATACCACCCCATAAAATCCATAAATAAACCCATATTATATTTTTTATCACCGATGCTTATGATTTTTTTAGAAATGCCTTTCCATTTTCCAGTCCGTGGAATAACATCGCTGTCGGCCATTGAATCGGCACTTCTAATTCTTACTATAGTGCCACCTTTTTTGAAACGATGTGACGGAATATAAGCCATATTGTGATCTGGTGTTACGAGTAAATCAAAATTTCTATTTTTAAAATGAATCATTTTGCCCTGATACTCGTATTCTATTTTTCCTATCCCTTCAACATATTCAATTTCACGTGTTACCGGATTCAGCGATGCAAAAGATTCTGTTCCAGATATTTGTTCAAAATCAATCCATCCGTCTTCCGTCAATACTTCGGTTCCCTTCGCATAACACAGATTATGAAACGGACTAAGTATAGTGCCCGACTTCTCTAACGCCGCCGAGTTCCTTCCCGCGTCATTCCCGCGCGGAAAACTGAACTTTTCATCACCCACGTAATGCTGATATTTACCGGAACTTATTTCTTCCGACCGCGTGAACGGTTTGAAGGCGATGATGTCATCCGGCGTTTCCAGTGCGAGTAAAGTATCAACGTGATTCGCAACATTTTCCACATAAACAACTTTCCCATCTATGTCGAGACAGAACGGTGTGGTACGAGCATCTATGATCGCTGCATATTCTATGACGGTGATTTCGGCTTGTTGATAAGTTCTGACCTGCCCCACGTTCCGCGCGAGGTTGACTTGATAACTCGCTAACTGGTTCCACGACTTATAATCCTTATAAGTGTTCCCCAGTTTATCTTCGAGCATCCGCGCGATGGATTCAGTATCAAGAGTTTCCTTGAAACCCTGGGCCAGAATTTTCCTGATCCTGGGGTCTTTCACCCGCTCATAGTTGGTGGACATCCACGTCTCGAACTGACCGTCCACGGCGAGGAGCGACCTCTCATCTATTGTTGTGAACGGATTTACGAGCGCCGGTGAGACGCGGGTGGCCGCAAAATCCTTCGACGCCTCATACGTGACCCGGACAGTATCATTTATATCATCGAGAATTTCCTGAGAAAATTTTTTACCCCAAACCGTTTTTGATACCTTTAGAAAATCATTCTGCGCCGACTTCTTCAAGGTTTTTATCCCGGCGCGAGTCGTGATATTCTCAGGCGTAACAAGATCGCCAACCAAACGACTCAAATTTGCATCGGTCTCGGAAATTGCATCCGCATAACCAGCGAGGATACGAGCAAAAACTTCATCCTCTTTCCCTATGATAAAATTCTGAAATTCACGCGCGGTGGGTTGTTTCATAAGACCGACAGACGATCCGCCCAGCGTCAGCAGCAGAATATCATCCACAAGGCCCAGCGCCTGCTTACTCAGAATCTTGTTCATTCGCAAGTTCCTTTATTATAAGTTTCCTTATATCTAAGAGATGTTCGACAACGGCCGCTTCGACCTCCCCTTCGGAGGTAGGAACTCCTTCACTCCCGGATCCCGGAAGACCCTCGGTTCCTTCCGAGACGCGCTCGCTGTGCAGCAAAATAGGATATGGCAGGTTCGCCCAGTCCATTTCGATTTCATCCTTGCCGACTTTCTGTCGGAGTTCATTGATGGTATACGTGGCGAGCCGCGCGTAAATGTTATCGACCCGCGCCTCTTCGAGCGGATCGCCGATCTTCGGATGCTCAAAATAAATAGTGACAAGTGCCTTCTCCTTGAACCTGATGTTGCCGTCCGTCGTCTCGGTGTACTCGAAGTGCTGCTTCCTCATCTCGTCTGCGAGTGCGTCCCGCTGCTCGAGCGGTGAGAGTCTCTTGAAGAGGGAGAGCGGAGTTCCTTCATTCTCGTCCATGCCCACGAAACGTGCCACGGCGTTATCGTGACTCAACTCGTGATCGCGTTCGAGCAGATCAGCGACGATGGTATGATAGAGGCGATATTCTTTTTTCTTCGTCGCGGGGAGGAACACCTGATCGTTAGTGATGCGGCGGGATTCAGTCGCGTTACCCTTCGAGATATTTTTCGTTCCAAAAAAAATCTGACCAATACCGAAAGATTCTCTAATCTCCTCATCGTTGGCAGCTCGATATTCCAAGAATGAGGCGTCGTCCTTCGACCCAACGCCGATCTCCTTAATCTCGATCTTCGCGCCGGTGTTGCCGAGCGGCCCCATACCCGCTCCTTCCGACTGCAGCACCATCGTGCGGTGTGCGTTCGCGGTTCCCTTCTGTTCGGCGGCCATGAATTCGCGGATACTCTGAACCGATTTGGACGAGAGCTTGCCGCCCGTCACTGTGATCGCCAAATTGGGAACGGCGTTGTTCTTGAAGAAATTAACGTTCCTCTCGGCGGCGAGCCTGTTGCCGGAGACGGCGGGTGAGCAAGACGTGTATCCTGGAACGCCGTAGATCGGCGAACTCGGTGAGTAAGTTTTAAAGTGAATGATCTCGGACGCCCGCTGGTCGAGTGGCAATTTCTCTTCAACAAATTTACCGGTGCTGACATCCATAGTTCGCAGATCGCCGAAGTTTTTGAAGAACCGTTTCTTCCCCTGAATCGTCTGGATGAAACCGTCGCCATTGGCGAGCACCCTCATTATGCTAGCGGGCGCGTGATATAGCTGTGCGATCTTGCCGATGAGATTCCTGACCACTTCAACATAGCCGTTACCCGTCGCTTCCTCATCGATACCCTCCTGCTCCATCATCTGATTGAAAGACATATCCTTATTCGGATGGTCGAACACGGTTCTCAAGGTTGCTATCTGACTGGCGACCTTTGCCTTGACTTCCGGCGATGTATTCGGCGTGATCTCAAACCCGTCCACGAATCCGATCCTGTATCCATAGCCGACCGTATTCTGAACCTCAGTATGGATGCAGCGCGAGAGGCGGGTCGAGTATTCCATCATTGATCCCCACAGCACGGGATCGAAGGGCGGCTTGAGCGCGCCCGTTCTCGTGAACGACTTGTCAGAGACTTTCAACTGTTGAGAGTGCTCGACGGAGGCGGACTTGATGACGAGAGCCTCCACGACTTCGACGTTCGATTTCTGCGACTCCGAACCCGGCCTATTACTCCTTCTCTTCTTTGCCATCTTCGTCACCTACCGCTGGTATTAGTTTATATTCGCGAGAAGAGACCACATCCTGCACCATACCATCCTGTACTTTAATTGTCAATTGCCCAGTACCGTAGGCACCTTTCTGGAGTAAGTTTTCTTTGATCCATCGAACGAGAGAATCAAGATACTGCTTGTTTCGTTTCTTATAATGAGTATTCTCAGTCATTACTTTTCACCTACCGTCAGAGGTTCTGCCCGCGAGCACAACTGCTCGTCAGGTTTATAATTTTTATTACAGATTACCAGCTTTACATTTCCATCAGTAAATTTAAAACGGGGATCGTCAATCTCACTCTGAAAAGCGCAGTACGTATCTTGGTGACAGACCAGAAATACGGCACCTTGCTCGCCTTTCGGTTCTTCTTCTTTTGGAGCGTCAAGACTGTGGTCGCGCTCGACTATAACGCATCTAAGGCTATCCATTATGCCCACGACTGAATGTGAGTTTTCTACTTCGCGCAACAATCGTTCTAAGTCCGCAGCACCATCTACTTCGAGAACTATATAACGAAATGGATTATCTGTCATATAATAAGCACGCCCCCTTCATTTCTCGATCCGCGACCGCGCTCTTCGGATTCTTGTTCTTTTTCTTCTTCGCTTTCGCTTTCATCTTCGAGATCATCCGGATCAACTGGAAACTCACTGAGATATAAAAAATGCAGCATAGCACAAAGAAATGCGTCACAAGAATGGTCATCTTTTTTTACAGGCATCCCGCGCTCGTCCTTATGCAGCTTGTCGAGTTGAGAAGCAAGTATCGGGCATTTCCTCTTGCTAATCTTCACCTTGCCCGTCTCCATGTACTTCACACAGTTATCTATACCGATCTTCTTCCACTGTCCGAACGGAACGGCAACAACTTGGAATCCGGCGTTGTAAACGTCAGCATTATTGAAGGGATGAGAAGCATCCGCATAAACAATGAACTCACCGAGAATTTTTTTTAGTTTTCTAAGGTAAGAAATAATATCTACTGTACTTGTAGTAGTAAAAAGCGCTTCCGTCGGAACAGCCACATGCTCCAAATGTCTCTGTACGGGGATGACAGCAGTTTGGGAAGCGAAGCCCCAGTCTATACCTACCGCCGTCCTCGCACCCTTTATGATCCTGACCTGGTTAATGATATATGTGAGAGCGCGGTCAAGATCGTCCTTCGGATAAACGCGGCCTTTGCGCGTCGGCCTCTTGCACTCCCACTCGACACGGAAGTTCTCTGCGGTGTTTTTCTTCTTAGCGTCAAGGACATTACTGCGGTTGAGCCAGCCCTTCGAGTTCCTCGCCTTGCCGTTGCAGCCGTCGTACTTATATTTCGTTATCCGACCTTTGGTATCACGGACGGGAACTCTCTCTGTGAGCGGACAGTCGCGACAGTCGATCTTCGCTTCGCACTTCTTCATGATGTCATAGACATTCCACTTGTACTTCTTGTACCCCCGCGCCTTCGCGTGATCCCACGTATCTTCAAACCAACCGCCCGTGACGTGAAACGTGGAAAGCGCAAGAATGGTATATTCTGGTTCTGAAAAAACCATATTTATAGCGGTCTCTATAACCGGATCAACGGTTGTATCCTTCTGACAGGCCTCATCTATAAAAATATTTGGTGGATGTTTCCCACGAGCAGCTTTTTCTGATGTTGGCACACATTTTAACTTGGGACCCGTTACCAGTTCGGTATTGGATTTAAGAGGCTCGCCTTTTACTATCAAGACTCCTTTAACGCCGATACATTCCTCTGAGAAAAAACCAACAACGTATTCATAAACATTTTGACTTTGCTCCATACTCCCCGCGAGGTCGATGCAGGACTCTTGTTTCCAAACCATTTTAATAAAAATAATAATAGCCGCAACAAGCGAACCGCCTCCGCCTCTACTTTTCCAGATGATGCCGCAGAACGTACTGTGAATCCAGAAGTCCCAAATAGCATCCATCTGTTTATCAATGAGAACAATATCTATGACGCGCCCATCTTTTATAATCTTGAGGTTATTCTGAATCCAGTCCTGTAACTCTTCCCTATTTCTAAACGTAACAGGAAGTCCGTACTTACCGGGAGAGTATTCAGAATACGCTCCGCCTTCGAGCGTGGCGATCAGTTCGTCTATGTGCTCCGACCGCTGCTTAACCGGCGCTGTTTTCGCACTGGCTGTTTTCGATAAAGTCATAGATCAATGTCTCAGCATCATCCGTAACAGACGGACGGCTCGACAGAAATAGGAATAGTTTCACAAGACCTCGGACCACAACTACTCGCTTGATGCCCAGTTTATCCGCAATCTCATCCAGTTGCCGCACGTCTTCCGGTTCGAGCTGAATATTTATTCGTTGTAATTTCATTTTCCTTAATTACTACGGATTCCGCAGTATTTAATCCAGTTCCCAATCGTGGACAGCGGATGACAAATTTTTTCTGACCTTTCCCTTCCTGGGTCCATCAGGTTTGCGCTTCAAAATCTTAAGCGTTTTCTTACCGGGACGAAGTTTGATCTCCGGCAGGATCGCTCCAACTAGAACGAAGGGCAGACTTTCGTGTCGAACGACGACTACGGCGTCGCCTTCGTCCTCGAACACCTGAACGATCTTAGCGTCGGCGGGCAGGCAGCCGTTCGCTTTGAGCATGCCGGATAAAAAACTCTTGGTCAGCGTCAAAGTTCCCAGGTTGCGATTATTCGATGTGTCTTTCTTTTTCGTCATCTCTAACTACATGATACCATCCTGCTATCATTCGTCAAGAGACTAAGCCATAAAAAAATCCGGGTGACTCTGTGGTGACCCGGATCGGCAGAGCGAACCTGCCGCGACGTGGCGATATACCTAAAGAATACCGGCTTTCTCCGAAACGTCAAGGGTATAGGACGATCAATTATTCCGAGAAAACCTATTCGCTCTGAAATCACTTTTTCCAAAAATCGTCAAAATCGTCGGCAAAAACCCTTTTAATTAAAGGATAAATTATTTCTTTTGAAAAGGGTAGACAAAATCAAATAAATTATTATAATTATATATAGAAGTTAAAAAAATAGGGAGGATGAAAATGAACTACATGGAATTCAGACCAGAAGAGGCACAGAGAGTGCTACGGGAAATGGAGAGAAATCATCAGGTAGACTACTCAGGCCGCAGGGTGTACCAGAGAAGAATATATCAGATAGTAGATGCCCTGACCTTCGCCCTCACGCCGACAGAAGAAATCAAAAGAGATCGAAAAGAAAGAGCGGAAAACAAAGCGAAGCGCGAGCGCAAAGCTCGCATACAGGAGGCGCGCAGGAGACGCCCCCGCACCGTGCGGGAAACCTGCCCCGGCGACCTGCTGAGCACGAAAGAGATAATGCAGATCGAGAACGAGAACGCATATTACGGGTTGCCCCACGGCACCCGATAAAAAAAAGGAGATAGAAAAATGGATGACGAATACGATGACGACGGCTGGATCTGTGAGTGTGGCTACATTAATGACGATGTGGATTTCTGCGAAGCGTGTGGACGACACTACATCGACGATCAACGACTTTAATCCACCTACGGTGCCCGACCGCCCTTCACCGGGCGGCGCGCTATACGAGAGGAGGTGACGGAATGAGAAACCCAGACAACAGAATGATGATGGGAATATGACAATGTGAAGCCTACAACAAAACAATGTTGGACGCGATCAAGGCATTTGCGGAAACGTATTGGGATAAACCGCGCAGGGCCAGGAAGCCCGATGAGCACGGTTATTTCAAAATTATGGGGGGAAGGAATACATACCGCTGCGAGCTGGTCAATGGTGTGCCCGGTGTTTCCCCTGAAGTTTGGAGAATAAAAGGAATAGCATAGCCGCGCGTATAATGAGGTATAATCAAAATAATGAGAGGATGTGACGGAATGACGCGGAATGAATATTTCAGGAAATACGTAAAAGATCACAAAATAGTCTGCAATTGTGGCGGCCCGCAATACGGGACAGATCATAGTCCCGATTGCACCTATGTGCTGGCATGGGATGACGCGATTGATGATTATAAATATTATGTCAGGGAAATAGAAAATTCGGGCAAGTCTCTCAGGGTCTAACCGCGCGGGGCGTGGCCTACCCGGTGTCGAAGCCGGTCAGTCATTACGATGTGCTGGTATTAGTCGCGCTCGATACCGACAGCACTTACTATTTCGTACTACCGGCGTCGGCGGTGCGCGGCAAGCTGAGGATCCGCATTAACGCGCAAACTAAAAATGGCAAGTATAATCGCTACTTGAATGCCTGGCACAAAATAGGGTAAGGTGGAGTAATATGAAAAAGAAAACTGGCAAAGATTGTGAATACAATAAGAACTTTGAAATCTCCCATTATGGTATGATTCATGTGGAACGCAGGTGTTCGATAACCGAACTCCCTTGTCTTTTCCGTTACGAGCAAGATGAAAAGTACAAAAGAGATTGTCCTTTTTATTTAGGCGCGAAAGATAGAGAAAGAGAGGAAATGAAAAAATGAAGACAGATTTATTACCCGGTTGTGAAGCTGCTAAACGGGCAATGGAAATAGCGGGTTGCGGGAATCTCAACGTACTCTTCATCGGCCCGTGGGAACTGCGACCGAGCATCCGATTCTATGCGAAAGAACTCCTCGGAAATTTAAAGACGATCAAGTACAACTCGCCCTGTCCCTGCGGTTACTACGGCGATTACATCAAAGTCTGTGATTGCAGCGTCAACGAGGTTGTAACACATCAAGCGAAGATTAAGAAACACCTAGATAAGTTTCCTATTATCTGTGAAGCCGAACGGCCTTCCGCCAATAAATGTGTAAACCGTTATTCAGAACCGATTAATGTAGTCCAACGCCGAATTGCTGAAGGCAAAAAATTTCTTGAGAAAGGAGTTTCGTTTGAAAGAGAGGGGGACTCCGGGGGAGACTTACTCGAACAGGCGATTAAGAAACTCGCACTGTTTCCGGTACACGTCAGAAATATTGAGATAACGGCCTGTGCGATAGCGGCACTTGCCGGACGTGAAGCAACGCGAACCGAAGATATTGCAGAAGCTATTTGTTTTCAGGACATTAAAAAACTGAAATAAAAAGAACGTGAAAAATAGATGAAAACTACGAACCTCACAAAAGTTCCAAATTGGCAATCATCAGACAGACGGCTTGTTATCATCTACGACTTCCATCCGCAAGATCCGGAACGAAAACATACTCAGTATTTTTATGATGGCAAGCCAGTTGAATTTCTCGGGTGGCCGTGTAAGAACAGACAGGAGGCGTCGGAACGTTCGTTGTTGGCGTTAACGTGGTATAATCTTGGTTTCATCTCTAACATTCAAGGCACGGGAAGTATAACCAATCTGATTCGTATATCTGATAAAAAGTTTTTTCAATTTTTCCCAGCCGCAAAACATAACAACTGCGGATTTATATGCGAAACAGAGAGACAACAAATAGAGAATGGACATGAAGCTTGTTATCGAGTCGTAAAAAAAGTCGCAACTAAAGACGATGGTGTAAAATGGATGCTTCATTATGAGAAACGGAAAATTAAAAAATCATTATTCAGACCTTCGGTTTTTAGACCGCCGAATGGAACGGAAAGGAGAATATATGACTGGTAAAAAAGGACGGAGCGGTGGAGCACGTCCCGGAGCCGGCCGTCCCGCCAAGCTGACCGATCCGCAGACGGTCAGCATACGTGTAGACGACGACACTCACGCCGCGCTGATAGCGGCGCAGAAGACGCTCAAGTACGATTCGATGAGCGACATGGTACGCGATTGGATCGAGAGCGCGCTGGATGAAGATAGGAAAGAAATCTAATTACTACGGATTCTGTAGTAATTAAGGAAAGGAGATGAATATGAAATCGGATCAGGAAACATTCCTCGCAGTTAATCTCTACGACCTGACAACGATCCCGCCGTTCATCGTCCAATGTTTATTTAGTAACTTGGAACGCGAAGCAGTTATTTTTTCTGATAAGAGATTGGACGAATCCTATATTGTCTATAGAACGGAAAAGACACGAGCGGAAGCAATCGCAAAGCTATTAAAGACCGAACGCTTCCGATCAGTGCACGCGGGAGCAGGGATACGTACAAAATTCCTGACGCAGAGAATCATAGAAAATCATTTACGAAATAGTAAAACCGAAAGAGAACTGACGGAGAAATTCAAGCGACTCGGGCTCCAGACGATGCTGGAACGGAAGTTGCGGTCACCGGAACGTTTGAAACTCACGAGAGGAGGTTAAGTAAAAGTGCTGACAGTAACGAGCAACGAGGAAGCCGCGCTCGCGGTATTCGCATTAGAGGAGGAGGTGAACAAGTGAGACAGCACGCAGTCAACTACAAGCGCATCAGGAAGGACGTGGCGCGAAGGATGTTCGAGAACGATGAACTGTTTCTGATAGTGGCCTGCAACGTCCGCGAGAATCATTTTGAAAAAGGATGGTATCACGGAGTAATAATCAAGGAGAAGGAATATAAAGATTTAAGGTATGACAACGACAAGATGACCTTCGACAACATGGTCAACAACTTCGAGGATTGTAACTGCCAGGACCGGGAGACGGGATTGTATGCCGCATTTTACATCAAGAAAAAATCGAAAGGAGAATGAAGGCATGAGCGAAGCTGGAATACATCGTGGCGATAAGTTCGAGATCGAGGTTTGTTTCTTCAAGCGGATGAGGGTGATCGGGAAGGTCGAGGACGTTTCACAGTCCAGCGGCCTCGTCAGCTTGTCGCTCGGCGACCCGGAGCGGTTGATCGAGCGGCGGCGGGCGGACCTGAAGATCAGGCTCGCGCCGGACGCGCCGGAAGGCGTCATCACATATCCCGGAGACGCGGAAGACGAAGTGCGGAGCCGTTACGCGGCCTTCGGAATCAAGGGGAGGAAGACATGAGCAAGTACACACCTGGGCCGTGGACTGTAAGAGAAAAACAAAATGGCGGTAAAAAATCTCGCGTATTTTCAACGGCGATAATGGGTGGAGATAACATTCATTGGGTTGTAACGCAAGTATGCGGGCACGACCACAAAGGATCACAAAAAGCCAACGCTGCACTAATAGCCGCCGCCCCCGACCTGCTCGAAGCCTGTGAGAAGGCAATCGTATACCTGAACCAGTGCCCGAACGTCAAAGCGGCCCCGGCCCGAGAAGCAATCTTAAAGGCGCTGAAGAAAGCGGAGGGAGAATTAACATGACCTGGTTCATCGAGACGTGGAAGACGATCCTCACCGAGGCGCCGGAGTACGGTTATCCGGCGATCCTGTTATTCATACTCATAACGGGATACTGCATAAGGAGGCTGACGACATGAGACCGAAGGAACAGAAAACGATGAAGGATCTGCGCGAAGCGCTGAAGAAAGCCCGCGAGGTCAAGAACACGATGAAGCTGGAACGAGATGCATCGGTCGAGCGAGCGAAGCGAGCGGAAGCGGCAGTAAGGGGAACTGAAGTCACGCGGCGCGATAACAGGAAACAAATCGAGCGGCTGAGTGACCACGTAGCCGAGCTCGAAGCAGAACAGGAAAAGCATCGACACACGCACGCGAATCAGCTGAACCTGATAAACGACTACTGGGCGCGGTACGAGAGAGCGCGCGATGCACTTGCAGTAGAACGCGACAAGATCGCCAGCGCGTTGCTCGCTGTGAACGACCTCGACCCACAGACGGGACTCGACGTGAACCGGCTACTGGAGAAATGCGGCGTAACACTGGCCACCTACGAAACCGAAGTACAGGCGCTGGAGTATCGGCTGATGCTGGGTGAAACAAAAGATCCCGAAACGACAGAACCGCCCCACACGCGGCAGGGCGGTCCCGGTGACTGAGCGATCCATATTACCCCTCAGCTTTCTGAGTCAATGATACCACGCCCAGGCGGCTGAAGTCAAGCGCGGAGGAGAAAGGGTCCGGTTTGCATCGCGGGCCTTTTTTCATCTCTGCTTAATTAGTGCGGAATCCGCAGTATTTAAAAAACCGCTGCGGCTCACCCCCCCCCTTTTTTTTACCGATTTCCTCTATTATACGCGCACGCGCACACACGCGCCTGCGCACACATGATATTAATAATATTTAAAGATATTAATCTTTTAAATACTTTAAATGATTATGCCGTAGCAGTTTCGAGATTGAAAAACGAAATTACATAAGTAGTATAGAAAAACTTCTCTGAAAAAGACGTATCTCGAGATCGCGACGGGATCGGTAAAAAACACCGACCCGTACCACGGGCATGGTATACCGCTACAGTACATAAAAATTCCAAAAATTTTTTCCCACGCAGCCCACCAGACCGGTTACGGTTTGGGACCCTCATCGATTAGGGACAAAATATAATCTGTTAGAGTCTGAGGCCCCCACCATATACGTTCAAAAATTAAATCCGTAAATCTGCATTGATTTTTCCTGAGAGGGAATATTCTGCAGACTTATTAAACCGCCGGTGTGCGGGGAACGGAGTCTTCATGGGGGGACAACCATGCGTGACGCCCCTATAATTGCGAGCGCGTGGGTACACGTATACGCGGGATCATACACCATGCGCGCGTGTGCTGCACGAACTCGCACAAGGGTATATCAATGTATGGGGCACGCCGTGAAAATCCCTTAGACGCTAAAACGAGAAGTGTCTGTGAGTGTCTGCGGGGTGTCTGTTGCGGGGTAATCATAATCGGGGATTTTAATTACTACGGAATCCGTAGTATTTAACTTTTCGTGTGGTACTGATCCGGAGAGATACCGGTTGCCTGCCGGATGGCTTTTATCTTGGCGGTTCGGTCGTCGTCGGGAACTTCCAGGTCTTCTAATTCCTCGTCGATCTCCGGATTGTCTTGTTTTCTCACGCGCTTCTTCTTACTGGAATTTCTCTTGTCCATCGCTTCCGAGATCAGACCACGGACGACAGCCGCGATGGATTCTCCGTTTCTGTGGTGCTGCCTGCTCAACCACCTGTGCTGTTCCTTGGTGACTAATATATGCAACCTGGCGTATTCCATCTGATTTTCCTCCCGTTGTGTTATTGTGCAATTGTGCAACAAAAAAGAAAAGACGTTGACTTGCACAATAACACAATTGCACAACGAGGATTAAACGTCAATACCCTGGATGAAATTCCTACGGAGTGGTTGCCCTCGTTAAATCCTTGCGCTCCCGGAGCTTCTGCACCAGCGTTTCGCGTATGCCGGGGAACGTCTCCTCCAGCTCGAGGATCGTCTCCAG